ATGTTACCTTCGATAAAACTTTTGTTATCGTTTACGATTTGTTTTGCTAATTGTAATGCTGATGATTTCATTTTGTTTGTTTTTAGAGAAACAGCTTCGTTGTTGTTTCATGATGTAAATATACAACGTATTTTTCTATTGTGCAAGTATTTTTGTAATTATTTTTAAAATATTTCTATGTTTTTTGACACAAAATAAAAACTGGCAACAACACGTTATAATTCAAAAATGGGTCAAAAAGTATATCTATAAATGAGTTTGCCAATTGGTTGAACCGTGTTCTTTAATTATCTTACCATCAGCTATACCTCGCTGATATTCCTCTTCAGCAAACGCACCTATGGCTTCCCGTAGCCGGTTGGCCAGCCACTCGGCCTCATCCTTGCTAAGGTCTCCGCCAACCGTAAACTTCTGCACACCTTGCTTCATTGTTACGGTTGGCCTCCCTCCAATTTGCTCAATGGATATCTTCATTAGTTCTCCATCGCTAATCGTTTCTCTTCATCAACAATTGCTTGCCGCTTGGCCATAATAGCCATCAACTTTCGATGCAGCGCAATGAGCTCGCTAACGCTCAGCTCGTAAAGCATTTTGCCACTTATCCGCTCATCTAGCAGGAAGGTGTTAACCTTGCTCCAATCGTTGTTAGTGGTGTAAATACCGTATTTATTCAGCATAGTAAGCACGTTGCTGCGCCACTTCTTCAGCTCCTCGTTATTGGAATACCGGTTATTCATCATGTGCACCAGGCGGCTTACCAGCTCGTCCAACTGCTCATCGGTGAGGTCTGTTGTATGCTCAACGCCGTATGCTCCAAGCATGGTGGCTTTGCTATCCATTATGCCCATATGGCTCATAATGGCGTGAAACTGCTGTATTCTCTTAGCTCGTATGCTCATGGCTGTAAGTGTTATTTTTGCCCCCTTCCCGGCCTCGAACCGGGATGGCTGCCAGTAGGGTTACCCTAACGTTACGCTGTTTCCGGATATCGTTAGGCCAATAGTTTCACCGCTATGCGGGTTAGGCCTTACAAAGGCATTTAGGCTGCCTTTCTTATCGGCGGTTACCCGTAGCACAAACTCGCTAAACTCCATGCCGTCGGGGTGGCCATTCTCGCGAAGGTAGTCCTCAAATAAGCGGCCTTGGGCCTTTTTAATTTTCTGCTCTTTGGGGATGAGCGCCTCAATAACGGCTTCTAGCTCCTCCTTAATTCGCTCACGCTCCTCAATGGTAGAATCTAGCTCGTCAATAAGCTCTTGCTTTGATGCAACGGCCTGGCTTAGCTCCTCCAGCTCGAGGGCTAGCTCTTCGGCTGTTTTGGTAGCTTCACCGCTGCCTACGTTTGGTAAATTTTCACCGTTAGGCGTTTCGCCATTGGCTGCCGTAGCGGCCTTCTCTTCTTTACTTTTTTCTGTAGTCATACATTTTTATTTAAGGGTTAAAAAACATGTTTCTTTCAATAACATCTGCAATACTATCCTTCCACCTGACCTGTGGATTGGAAGAAAGGTTATTTACAATTCCCATTATGTTGGTATCGCTATGCTGCCAGATAATAAGCTTCTTTACCAGTTGTAGCTTATCCTTGTGGTTGTTTGAGGCTACTCTTGCAATGGCGTGGTTCATTTTTCCAAGCCATATTTCACCTGAAATGAATGGACGAAGATTATTTATAATTAATTCAGGTGACTCATCAAGCATTGGCTCAATGCTTAAGCTTGTTTCAAAAGCCGCATCATAGGCAATAACTACCGATTCAGCACGCTGCAAAAACGATGAGGCGTTTGGTTCGTAGAAGTGCAAAATGGCCGAATTGCTGCTACCAATGGTGAACCTAAATTCAACCTGTTCCCTGTAAGGTTTAAGTTCTTTGCATAGCCTCGATATGCACTCAGGAAATGCCTTTGTAACAATTAAAACCTTATTGCCAGGCATTAAGAATCGTTTCAAAAACTCAACGTGCATGGTTAAGTTTTCAGGCCTAATGTCGTGAGCCGATGGATACATAGTAACTCCCTCACGTTTTTTGAAGTTATGGCCAAGCATGGCCGCCTTTATCTTAAATTCGCTCGATTTTTTAAAACGGTAATTATTGGCGTTGGCATAGCAGTATATGCAACCATTTGCACAATTTCCGGTATACAGGTTTAGGCTATTCTCTGCCCATTCCTTGGTTCCAGTTTTCTTTTTCATAATCTACTTTTTATTCCAAAGCGTGGAGTAGTCCAACTCTGGCTTGCGTTTAACTGTTTCTAGCTCTCCCTCCCACATGCGCTGGTTTAGGAAGCTTGAGGCCAATGGCTGAAACTCCTTTTTTGCTCCTTGGTATCGGTATACATAGCTGCTCAGCATTTTCATCACATCTTGCCGGTCGGGCAGCGTAATAGGTCGCTTGGTAATGGTGCGCTTTTCGCCATCCCAATACATGCGAGCCAGCTCCTTGGAGCCTCGCTTGTTGTTATACTTTTCCCAAAAAGCATCGAAGGTTACGGGAACATCCACCTTAACCACCTTGGCACCGCTGTTATTCCTAATCCAATCCAACATGCTCTCATGCACAGGGAAATGGGTTGAGAACCATAGCAGCGAATCCCTATCCATTACCTCAGGGTAGGTAGCCTTGGCTATGAATCCCGTTTCGTGGTATGTAAGACCAATAAAGCCTTCCCACTTAGCCGATGTTAGGGTGTAGTCGGTCATTGCTTACTTTTTTAGCTTAGCATGAACCTCAGGCCAAACTATGTCGGCCATATCGCACTCCCAATCATCCACAATGGCAGTTTTGCTAAATTGCCCATGAATGAGTTCAATTAGTGCGGCAAAAGCAATACACGATTGTGGGTAAAGGCCAAGTAGCTCATTTATCTGTTTTTCGCTCAACTTTGCAACCCTTTTTATGCAATCTGCATAGTCGGGGTTGTTAAAATTCTCAGTGTTAATCTTTTTTAGTGGCATAGCATTGTAGGTTGTGATATGAGTAAACCGAAGATGTAAAAGGTGGCAACTCCAAGGAGTATGCCCAAGAGAATGAGCGTTCGCAGCTCTCTACGCTCGTTACGCAGGTGTCTACGGTAGGTTAAATCGAGTAGCCTACGCTGCTCTTCTCTAGTTAGCTTATTGTCCGTGCACATAGTAGGGTTCAATTTTAAATAGGTCACAATCATTACACTCAATCACGTAAAACTTGCCGTAGGGTCCGCTCCCTTCCTGCTTGGTTATGGCGGCGTGAGGGCACTGCTCCTGCTTAATATCCCTTTCAACCTCTGCCTTGAGCAGCCTTAGCGCGTATCGATCGGGGTATTGCTTGCTAAGGCGAACCAATTGCCTTAGCAAGCCCTGGTTTCTGGTCATGGCTATACCGAGCTCATGCTAAGACCAAGCCACATTTCGCGCCCCTCCGAATCCCTGAACTTGGCCTTAACGTAGGTAGAGGTTCTCTTGGGCCTGTAGGCATCGCGGATGAGGTTAACGGCCTCAATAAGCTTCTTATCGCCCAGCTCGTTGGCTTGCTTACTAAGGTCGAGCACGCGGCTAGCCTTTAGTATGCCTTTCTTGTCTGGCTTCAGCAAATCGCGAATAATGCCAATAAGCGCCTCGGTTCCCTCTCTCATTTGCGACTCTAGCCACTCATTTACCTTCTTAATACCCACGTCAAGGGTTTCGTCCCAACCATCTACCACATGCTGGCCAACAATTATCGATTGGTCGCCATCAATGGTGGTAAAGGTGTGGCTTTGCTGAGTAAGCATTTGCTCATCCGACAGCGTAAATAGCTCTTTCTTGAGCTCGAGCACGGTGGAGAAGTCGCTAAATACCTTGCGCTTGGCATTCTCGAGCAGGCTGCTTATATTGGTAAGGTCGTGAAAGGTGGCCTTTACCTGCGAATCTTTAATTTGCTCGTATGTTTGGCGCTGCGCCTTCAGGGCATCATCCTTGGCCTTCTTGTCGGCTTCCAGCTGCATCATTAGCCGCTCTTTTTGCTCTGCCGTTAGGCTATTGAGGTTAATAACCTCCATTGTGCTGTTTTCCATGGTATTATTTATTGTTGGTTATACTTTCTTTTCTTTTTTCCAAGTGCTCCAACCGCTTACGCAGTATGCTGGTATCGTGTGCCACCGCCTCGTAGGTGTTGCGCTTTCTGCTATCGGGATTGTTCAGCCACTCATCGCGCTGGGCAATAATGTTGGTAAGGCTATCAATCTCAAGCTCCAAGGTGATGGAGTTTTTTATAACCTTTCTGCTTTCTTCGGTAATGTTCATATTCACAGGGTTTTTACTAAAATAAATACTCCTCCATCGCTTATCTTCCAGCTCCTCGAGCATGGTCGATGTATCTCTTATGCCACTCATGCCAATATTCTTGAGTTGGTTCTTACCTCGTATGAATCGTTGCTAACCCTGTTGGTTCGGTAGTGCCAATCGGTTAGCATTCTCAACCGATTTTCAATGCTCAGCTTTTTTATTTCAAGAATGTTAAGCCGGGCACCAGCCTCTAGGCTCTTATCCACGCTCATGTGCGAAATAGCGGCGTAAATCCTATTCTTCTCATCGGCAATGGCGGTGAGTTGCTTTTTCAGCGTTAGTACATCTACCGTTAGCTGACTGAATTCGCTCATCCTAGGCATTTTTCAGAGAATTAATGAATGTGGTGGCTAGATACATTGCTAAGCTTCTCTCTTCAGAATCCATTCCACTTTCTAACCTTATATTGAAATGGTCATTATAGGCCTCTACGGTTACTTTAACCTCGTTTAAGCCCTCTTTAAATGTTATTATAACTTCCTTCATGGTTGTAGGTGTTAGGTTTAATCTCCCCAATATTCGGCGGCTCCCTCGTGCCAAATGGTATGGTTTCGGCTCTTGTCGCCTCCGTATCGGCTCTCTATGCTGGCACGGTAGCCCTCCACTCGTATTTTTACATTCGCATCAAAGCGAATTGCGTTGGCGGTTCGGCCTTCTGGCATTTTGCCCTGCGCGTGGCTTACAAAAATCAATAGCTTGCGTGGGTGCCTATCTACAAAGGCCTTGGCGGTTCTCTTATTCAGGTCGGTATACTGAACCGAGTCAATTACCACTATATCGGGGCTTTTTCGGCGGTTAAGCCTATTTTCCAGCTCCTCAATTGGCTCCTTGTGCAGAATTATAAAGCGGCGCTCAACCTCCATCATGTTGGCACGGTCTATGGCCTTCTTTAGCGACTCGCTAATGCCCTCCTCCAAGGAGTCGTAGGCTACTCGGCCAAACTGGCTAAGATACTTGCACAGCTGCATCATAAAGGAGGTCTTACCATTAGCGCTCTCACCCCACACTAGCCAGCAACCGGAGAGCTCTGGCTCGCCGAATAGGTCGAGCCATTCCCCCGTAAATGGCATGGTTCTGAACTTCTTTTTATAGAGTTCGGAAACCGATAGCGCTCTGTTAATTCTCTGTTCCATTGCCAATGTTCTTAATGGCATGAATTTTCCTGCGAACTCGCCTAAGGTCGTTCTCGCTATCTGAAATCACATCTTTAATGGTGGCCTTATCCAGTATGCCGTTGGCCATGCAAATGGCGGCTATATCGCTAGCCGAAGGACCAGCCAACTCAATGAATTTTCGCCCAATACGGCTGTAAATTTCCTTGTATCCCTTCTTGTTAAGCTTCAGGCCACGGCGAATGCGCTTCGCGAGGTGGTCGGTGGCAACGAGCACTATTCCGCAATGGCCCTCGAGCTGGTTGTATAGGGTAATAAAGAAGTATAGCACCGGGTCGGGTAGCTTATCGGCCTCATCGAGAATAATAAGAGGCTTAACCTGCTTCTTCAGGTGGCGCACTACCTCATATATCATTTCGTTAACGTTATATCCACTATAGTCAACTCCCATAGCGTTAAGCAATTCCTGCATAAATACGCGGCGATTCCAAAATTCAGCGCAAGGGAGCGAGTAAACCCTCTTGTGAAGCTCAGTGTAGTTTTTTATGGTGAACGTTTTACCCGTTCCTGCCTCACCTGTAACGGCAAATACGTTGCTATTTTCCTGAGCATCGGTAAGGAGCGCGGTAAACAGCTTGTAATCCTTTGTTTCAACGCTTATCCATTCCTTTTCGCTCCAACCAATTTGGGCGGCAATGCTACGCCACATCTCATCGCTAATAAGGTCCCAGTTGTGGTTAAGAATTTGGGAGATGGTGGCAACGCTCACCCTTTTTAGGCTGTTGGCTGCCTTGTTTTGAGATTCATAGCGGGAAACATAGTCTACCAGCTTCTCAGTAATTTGGCTCTTGTTTAAATCTGTCATAACTTTGTAAGGTTAAGTGAAACACTGCCTCGGATAGGTTACAGCCTTCCGGGGCTTCTTATTTACATCATTTTGTAAATGTTAATTTCTTCTTCTTCATCAATAAGCACGGCGTTGCTCACCATTTTTTCTACCTTCCCAATCTCACCACTGCGCTTCTTGCGAGCAACCTTTTCAACACCCTTAATGGCTGGCCTTATTAGCCCTTGCTGCGATGCGCTCATGCCATGCTTACTAAGTATCTCCTCCATCTTATCCACGGTGGCAATTCTGGCAGCCTTAGCATCGGCCTCAATGGCGGTGAAGTATTGGGCTTCCCACTCCTCCTGTTCCTGCTTGCCACGATGAACTTCAACTTTAACCTCAGCAGAGGTTATCAAGCGGAGGCCAGTAGCATCCTTTTCGTATATGTATATAAGGCTGAAGTCCTCGGGGTCGTATTTAATGTAAACTTTTCGATCAATGTTTTTCCGAAGCCAAGCAATATCGGGCAACCGGTTGGAGCCATATACTATGTAATCATGCTTTTGCTTCTTTTCGGTGAACGAAATTCCAAAAGCGGTTACGGTTACCGGTTCCTTGCGCAAAATCCAAAAGAGGTCAACCATATCCATCATGTTCAGCTTCAGTGCATCGGGGTTAAGGCTGCTCTTATACATTGCAATTCTTGTTTGCTCTGTTTTTGGGTGCTTGGCCTCGTTCCACTCCTTGCGCCTGGCTATGTATAGGGCTTTAACATCTGCCAATGTTGGCAAATTGGACTTGTTGGCTAGAATAAATTCAAGGTTTGCCTTACTTTCGAGCTTCTTGGTGGTTATGTTTTGGCCTGTAAAAAACCAGTCCTTTTTAAGAAATTCGCGCTGAAACCGCCCAAATGCGCTCTCAATGGTCTTACTCTTGCCGTTGTATGGCTTTGTTCGTATGGATAGATGAGCCAACTTGGTAAGGAATTCACCATTTTCAAGCTTCTTGTGGCCTCCTTGGTTATCGTATGTAATTTGGTAAGGCTTATGCTGAGAAGTTTGCAGAGCCATGCGGTAGGCCATGTATTGCGCCTCATAGTCCTCTGTTTTGCTTATATGGTATCCAAGTAATACCTCACTGTAAACATCCATTACCTCGTAAACTTGGCAGGTTTCAACCTTTCCCTCATCGTTTAGGTAGAAGTAATTCAACTTTGTTCCATCAGAATACCAAAGCGAGTCGCGCATGGTAGGCATGAGCGTTTTGTGTTGAAAGCCAAACTTTTCTTTTGCCTTTAATTCACCATATCGGTGCGCCCACCATAATTCCTGAATTTCGGGCTGGAAAAGAAATAGGTGAATGGTGGTAATATTCTTTAGCTGCTTCCAGCCCCTTGCTTCGCATAGGTTATTATACTCGTTGAGTAGCTGCCGCTCGGTTGCGCATCGCTCCACCTGGTTAGCCCAACGTGCCAGCATCCAAAGCTTAGCCTCTTCGCTAATCTTTTCGCTGTTATTGTTGCAAAATCCTTTATGTATAAGGCTATCGTAGCCCTCTTCGTTGTAAATCTTAACGCGCTCCTTCAGTTTTCGGTAGTTGGTGGGTAAGGAGTGAGGCCACTGCTTACGGTCCAGCTCATTAATGGTAATGCTAACCTTTATCCATAATTTGCTGGTTGAACCACCAAGGGCACGGCGCATAGCCTTGCGGTCGGCCATTACTTTATTAATGGTGTTAATTATTGCCGCGTTAGTGGCGTATTCTGTTTGGTTTTCGGTGGGTAGTAGTCGGCCATCTGTTAAAACGTATGACCTGTAGAAGTCGATGGCCCTATTATCGGCCTCAATTTTTTCACTGAACTGGTTATGTTTAACCTGCTCGTATGGGTTACCCCACTTTTCAACAATTACTTGCTTAAATCGCTCTGGAATGCTTTCATACGCAATTAGCGAAGGTGTTCCTTTACAACCTCTACGAATTTGCTTAACCTGTCCTCTCTTGGTTAGGTTAATGTAATTACTAAATGTCATTACATCTCCTTCACCATAGAGCCAACCGCCCTCAACGCATAGTATGTTATTAAAATATTCCACTTGGGCCGCTATTTAGGTTGGGCTGCATCTTGCAGTAATTTTTTTTTGAGTCGTGTTACCGTTTCCTCTCGCTCATTTATGACGTTTTCAAGCACGTTCATCAGATACTTGTGCCGCTTTGAATTTTGGCGGTAAACAATTGCAGAACAATTTTTTGCGTTTATTCCAGTAATCTCAGCTACTCGCCGTATGTCTCCACGCTCAATTTTCTCAATTATTTGCTTTTCGTATTCTATTGTCATAATTTTGTAGCGTTATGTCCACAAATATATGCGCACTTTGCGAATATTCCAAAAATTAAGTGTTAAAAATACGCATAATGAGTAGATTATTTGACAAGCCATATATACTCGACTCAATTAAAGCCCATTACGGTTTTAAAAAGAATGTTGATTTTGCGAATTTTTTAGGCATTGCTACTACAACTTTGTCCAGTTGGTATGCCAGAAATAGCATCGACTACGAGTTAATATGCGCAAAATGCGTAGACATTGACGCTAATTGGCTATTTACCGGAAGAGGACTAATGACAAATGGTAAAACAGAGGTAACAACATACAAACTAAAAACAGACGACAACAAGGTAAGCGAGTCAGTGCCTCTTTATAACATACTAGCAGTGGCAGGAATAGTATCTATATTCAAAGACCTCAATCAGCAAACTCCTTTAGACTACATAAAGATTCCCAACCTGCCAAAGTGCGATGGAGCCATATATATTACCGGAGACTCCATGTATCCGCTTCTAAAAAGTGGCGATATTGTTGCATACAAGGAAGTTGCTGATTTAAGTTACCTTCTTTGGGGGGAGATGTATCTACTATCTATTGTGCTCGATGGTGGCGACAGCTACATATCTGTTAAGTATGTCCAAAAGAGCGAAAAAGAAGGTTTTATAAGGCTCGTAAGCCAAAACCAGCACCATCAAGATAGCGAAATACCAAGAGATGCCGTTAAATTTGCCGCCCTGGTAAAAGCATCAATTCGCATAAATAGCATGGGTTAACTCAATCGTTTTCCTAACCTCAGGAAGATGATAATTACCATTTTATAAGCCTTTTGCACACACCTACTCACCTATTTCAGGTAAGTATAATACTTTATTATTTGTATATCAGAACGTTACACAATATTAATACAGTTTATATACTGGCATTACATACCCCTATATGCTTATATTATGCCATGTTTTAACACTTTATTAATGATTACATATACTTATACACTCTTTTATTTTATGCCTTTTGACTAACCAATTGACTAACCAATTGACTAACCAAACTGTTTTTATCTCCAATTATACCCCTACACGCCTGGTAATAAAAAAGCCCCAATTAAGGAGCCAAACGCAGCCAAATGCTGCCCAAAATATGCCGTAAATACAACTATTCTAATGGTATTTAATCATTGCTTAACCTTTGTTTAAACAATAGGAATAATCCAGCCCATTTTATTAACCCAAAATTAACCACTTTGCACGTTTCGTTTTTTTTGTATCTTGCCACAAATTACGCCACAAATCAATAGTGGTGTATGTTTCACACAATTCAACAATTTTACAACTTTACACTATTCGTTTTATCCCCCCTA